GCTTGAAGATGTCTGGGTTATGAAAAGGCCAGAGGGATTATTGCCTATTTATATTGAAGAAAATCATTTAGATAAACCTGTAGTAATTAACGAGGGAGAAAAGGCAGCTTTAGGATGTAAAAGATTTTATGAATATGATGTTTGTTGTTGGCATGGTGGAGCAGGATCTTGGGCAAAGTCTGATTGGTCAAAAATATATAAAAGGCAAGTATTAATTTATCCAGACAAAGACACTCCTGGAATTAAAGCTGCTACAGAGATTCAGCTATATTTAAAAAAGAATGGGTGCAATGTAGAGATCATAAAACCGCATCCAAAACTCCTGGAGAAAGATGATCTATGGGATGCAGCAGAAAAGGATCTATTTGCTAACACAGATGAATTCCTAGAATATGCTAGAAATTTTCCTTTACGAGCTGCAAGAGGATCTCTGGAGTTTTTAACAGTAGATCAAATAGTATCTTCTATGAAGGAACCAGATTGGCTCATTGATTCAGTCATTGAAAGAGGATCTGTTGCTAGTATTTTTGGTAAACCTAAATCTGGTAAATCATTTATAGCTATAGCTATGGCCTGTGCTATTGCAACTGGCAAAGATTTCTATGGTAGAAAAAGCAAAACAACTACAGTGGCTTATATAGCTGGTGAAGGTAATGTTTCTATATCCAGGAGATTTGTTGCGTATCAACAAGGTTTCAATAGAGATCTATCAGCAGCTCCATTACTCATATCAAATAGAGGAGCAAGAATATTAGATGATGAAGATTACAAACATCTATTAGAGGTGTTGAGAGATATGGAAGCTAATCATGGATCTATTGGAGCAATAGTGTTAGATACTCTGGCCAGAACATTTGGTGGAGGAGATGAAAACAGTACATCTGATATGAACAAATATATACAAAGAATTGATGCTATTAAAGAAGAATTTAACTCATCAATAATAATTGTGCATCATACTGGCCATGGTGTTGGCACTAGATCCAGAGGATCTTCTGTTTTACCAGCTGCTCTTGATTATGAGTTTAAAGTTGTAAGAGAAGATGCTGATTCAATTATGTATGTGCAAATGACACAAACATTAGTTAAAGATGGCATGGCCATAGATCCACTTAACTTTAAATTCACAGAGATCTCACCATTGTTAAAGATGAAAAATATGAGATCTGGAATCCTGGAGAAAACAGAGGAGCTTCCAAAAGATAAAAGATTTACTAAAAAAAGAGAAGAAACAATTAAGGCCATAGAAAATTATCAATTAGAAAAAGATAAAGATAATCCTATCAATATATGGATTACTCCAACTTTGTTAGCAGCTTACATGGATATAAAAAAGAATACACTGCAAACAAGATTAACAGATCTCAGAGATGCAGATCTTATCCATTACGATAAGGAGAAGGGAGCATATCAATCTAAGAGATGGGATAGTGAGGTATTTTAATGCTTTGGTATGACTTTGGTTTTGCTTTGGTTTTGACTTTGTTTTTAATGCAGATCAATAACTTTTGCTTTGGTTTGGTTTGCTTTTCTAAGCAACCAAAACCAAATCAGAATTGATTATGAAAAAAAACCAAACTGATAATTATAAGATTGATGCTTCTTTAAATTATTATAAGCAGAAGCTATATGACAACGAGATAAATATTAGAAAAAATTATGGAGGTTTTGATGTATTAAATCTTTTGTTTGATCCTAAGTTTGTAAAGAAGTTTCACAGAGCATTAGATATATATACTGATTCTTTATTAGGATCTGATAAATTAAAACAAATAGAAATGGCTCAAATGTTGTTGAGAGCTTATGAAGCAGCTTTTGAACAAATAAGAATTATGAATATAAAAAAATTAGATCCAGGAGTTACAACATACACTGTAGATGGACATATTTATTATGTGTTTGAAAAACAAGATCATCTGGAATCTGTAAAAGAAAAATTACCAAGGCATAAAGATATGTCATACATAAGCATAGAAGAATTGTTAAGATGTATGCCAAAAGGAATCAGAGAAATGAGAGAATCATTAAGTGATTTAGATCCAACAATTAAATTAATTAATCATGCCAACTAAATATAGATTTTCAGAGAAGATAAGAGACAGACAGACTGGCAAAGTTAAAACTGTGCATTACTATATTAAATCTGCAACTGATATACAGCTGCTACATATTGTTCAGGACGAAAAGACAAAACCAAAAGTAAAACAAAAATGTTTAAATGAATTAGTTAGAAGGAGGACATAATGACTGATATTGATAAATTAATAAAAGAGAAAGGTGAAGATTATGGTGAGCCATTATCTTTTTTTAGTAAGTTAGCAATAATTTATTCCGAGATGATTGGTAAGAACATTACAACTAATCAAGTAGTTGCAATGTTTTTAGTTATGAAAAGTTTAAGAGGTTTTAATAATCCAGATCATGTTGATAGTTTTTTAGATGCAATGGGTTATGCAAAGATAGGATTAGATATAGCTACAACAATTAATGATTTAGAAGCTGCATACAAAAAGGATGGCATTATTCAATGAAGGCCAGAGATATTACTAAAACTCAATTAAAAAAAATTATTGATAAAGGTAAGTCAAGCAATGATGCAGCAAGATCTTTAGGTGTATCTCAATCAAGTATATTGAGAAAAGCAAAAGAGTTTGGTTTAAAATTTAACAATAAAAGTATTTGGAGAAAATTTTGAGAGTAAAAGTAGAAAATAATATTCCAGAGTTCAAAAAGTTTATTAGTGGCAAAGTTAGAAAGCAGATCCCATTTGCATCTGCTATGGCCATCAATCAAACACTTGGCATAGGCAGAGGGTTTAAAGATAAAGGACTGGATAGAGAGATGGCCAAGCAAATGGAGCAGAAGCTAGACAATCCAAGACCACAAACTAAGAAAGCATTTTTTAGAAGGTTTGCAAATAAAAAAACATTAACAGGTGTTTTAGGTTTTGTTGAATGGGCAAATGAGTTTATGCAGTTCCAGGTGTTTGGTGGCATGAGAACTACAGGCAAGAACATACCAGTGCCATTCGAGAAGAATCTAAGACTAAATAAATTTGGCAACATTCCTGGTAAGAGAAAAGGTTTGATAAAAAAACAAAATCAATTCTTTGCAGATATAGGTGGTGTAGAAGGTGTATATGAGAGACATAAGAACAGAACCATAAAACTTTTGATAGGTTTTGAAAAGTCTGTTAACTATGAG